CAGCATCGACTGTTTCCTTACCACGCTCGGCGTTCAGCGTCGGCTGGCGAACCAGTACGTGTCGCAGAAGCGCTGGAATGACGCTCACGTCGTGGACATCGACGGCGGGTACAGCGCGATCATGGTCGCCGCTGGCAACAAGCCGATCCCTGTCATTTCCGACGTTGATGCTGTCAACGGGTTCGCGTTCGCGCTGTCGAAGGACAGCCTTGCGTGGGCTGAGGTCGCACGCCCCGACTGGCTGCTTGCGCCGGACGGTAAGGGCTCGATCCTTCAGTTGAAGGACGGTTCTACCGCCGGTTCTAAGCTCGCCATTTGGCAGGCGTGGATCGTGTGGTACGCCACACTCGTTTGTGTCGCCCCGCTGCGTAACGCGCAGTTGAGCGGCTTCAACGACGACGTGCCGGTGGCCCGCGTCTAACCAAGCTGACAGCTAGCCCGCTCGCCCTTGTGGTGGGCGGGCTAGCGCTGCTTAGAAAGGAAACGATGGCTCTCGGAACTATCACGAACATTCCGTTGGCTCAGGGCGGCGTTGCAGACGCGCTCGGCTCGGTCAAGATGACGGTCACGACCGTTGTCGGAGACGGCGCCTACTCGGCGGGCGGCACGGCCCTTACGGGCCAGCAGCTTGGCCTGCCTAACGGTGTTGTTCTTGCCACGATCTGCTCCGTGTCGAATGCGGTGGCTAACGCCGGGTCGCAGACTAATGCGCTCGCGTCGAACGCCTTCTACAACACCAGCACCGGCAAGCTTCAGATGTACGCCGGGGCTGGCACCACGCCGAACTTCGGTCTGAACGAGGCTACCGGCAACCTGTCGGCCACCACGGTCACGATCATCGCATTCGGATACTAAGGGGTACTAAGCATGGAGCTTCAGCCCGCTCGGATTGAGCAGGTCCGTCAAACGGAAGACGGCGATTTCATCATCATCGGCGCTGACGCTAATTCGGCTGTTGCGGATCTGCAAGCCATCGACAAGAACTTGCAGGTCCGCCTAGCCGGACTGAAAACGTCCAGGCCGCATTTCGTCGTCTACCACGTCCACCAGGAAAACGACGTGACGACGCATTCCCTCGTCACAACCGCCCAGGCGTACCAGAACCGTCTTGGCGTGTGGGAGGGGCTGGATCAGCGCGTTGTGGAACGCATCCGGAAGATCAACCCGGAGAACGGCTACGACTATGTAGCGGAGCTTGAGAAGCGCGAGGCGCAGCGCCAGAAGGACAAGAAGCGCCGGGACGAGGAAGTGTTCGGGCCTATTGGGGAGAAAGCGGCTTGGGCGCTAAGGAAAGACTTGAATCGCCAGAACCGGCGGGCCTTCATTCGCACAGGACTACCTAAGGGGACTTAGATGGCTGCCAACATCACCGCTCACGCCGCCTCGGTAAACGACGTGAGCCTCATTCCGCTTTACATTCAGGCGGGCGGCTCGGGCACCGTGGTCACTTCCAGCGCGGCTTCTACCGTCACGCTGAACGTTCATCAGAACGGCCGTCACAACGCCGCTACCGACACTGTTACGGCAGGGTCAGCTAAGACGTACACGGTCCCCCCGGTGTGGATCGCCGCTCCTTCGGGCGTGGCGCATCTAACGATCACCGGCCCCGGCTACGGCTCTTAGGGCCTTAGGGTCTTAGGGTCCGTGCCAACGCTTTGTAATCGCTGCGGGGGCGTCATGGTCCCCGACCCTACCGCGATCGTTCCCGCACTCGGGTGCGTGAGTTGTCAGCGCCAAATCCCGGCAACCCAGGCTAGGTATGTCAAGGGGTCCAAGGCGGACCTGAATCGCATACTTCGTTCCGCCCGACGCATGAGGCTAAGAAATGAATCTCGCAGCACTCCAAGCTGAAGTTGAGGCGCACGGGTTCGATCCAAGCGTCTACGGCGCCCGCATCGTCACCTACCTGAACGACGCCTATCTCGGCCTTTGTCGGCGCGTCGATTACTACGTTGACGAGGCCAGCCAGGTCTACACCACAATCACGGGCACCGCGTCATACCCCTTCCCGGTAGGCTGGGCAAGAATCCGGGAAGTCAACGACCCGGGGCGCCAAGTGCTGATGGAGCAAGTCAGTGTTCGCGACATTGACGCCTCGACCACCAGCCAGGGGCGCCCCAACTATTGGGCGCAGGACGGCCAGAACATTACGTTCTACCCGACGCCAGACAACGCCTACACGATCAATATGCGGTACTGGATTCTCCCAGCGCCGCTAGCGTCTCCTACGGATACGCCGACGATCCCCACGGACTATCACTACATGCTGGCTGAGTACGCCATCGCCCGCTGCTACTGGGGGGATGACGACTCGACTATGGGGACTCAGTGGGACAACAAGTACGCCACTAGCGTTGCGAAGTTCACAGCGGACGTTAGGTTCCCGTCAACGGACTATCCGACGCAATGTAAGGGGATGTGGGAGAACGAGCGCGACCTTGGTAATCGCGGCTGGGCGCTCTGGGGCTGGGTCTAAGTGTCTACCGGAAGTCTGCCTTTCGCTTATAACGACTTCCACGGCGGCCTGAACACCTATTCGGCGCCGTACCTGTTGGAGGACAACGAGTCCCGCGATCTTCAGAACGTGCAGGGCACGACAGCCGGAGCGATTGTCAAACGCACGGGGCTGGTTACGTTCGCATCCCCGGCCGTCACGTTCAAAAGCCTGTTCCCCCTTGAAAGCACCGGCTCCCCCTTCCTGATTGGGACGGGGGGAACGAGCATCTATTCGGTGTCCGCCGGGGGCTCGGTCACGGACATTCACGGCGCAGCTACGCTAACGAACAATCTGCCGTGGAGCTTCGTATCCGGCCCGGTGATCAGCGGGCAGGGGCCGCTTTACGGCATGGATGGTACGGATACGCCGCTGCAATGGACTGGCTCCGGGAATGTGGCGTCATGGACCGCTACGGATTCGGGCGGCGCCGTTCCGAACGGCAAGTATTCAATCTACTGGCAGAACCAAGTGTTCGTGGCCGGGGTTGGTTCTACGCCGTCGCGGGTGTACTGGTCCGCTATCGCTGACCCTACGGGCTGGAATCCGGCGAACCTGAAAGGCGCCGGGTTCATGGACTTTGACCCTAATGACGGTCAGCCGATCACCGGCATCGGAGTGGCGGGCCCCTATGTCCTGGTCGGTAAGGCCCGCAAGCTGTGGGTAATCACTTCTCCGGCTAACGCGACCGCTCGCCTGATCTCCAACAACGTCGGCATTGTCTCGCACAGGTCTATCGCCGCCGGACCTGAAGGCACGTTTTTTTTGAACGAGGACCGTGGTGTGTTCCTCACGAACGGGTCTAAAGTCACCCCGATTTCGGACAAGATCATTCCGACGCTGAATCAGGTGGACGGCCTGCGAAACATCGCCGCCGGGGTGGAGTACAACGGGCATTACTACCTGAGCGTAAGCCTCAAGGGTACGAACAACGACACCATCCTTGATTACGACTCGCTGCTCGGGACGTGGTGGAAACACAACATCGGCTCGAACCAGTTCGCTATCTGGCATCCCACGGGTAGCTCGCCCAGCTTGTATTCAGCTAAGGCGACCAGCGCCATTGTGGATCAGTGTTTCGTGCCCAGCGTCTACACGGATAACGGTAGTCCGATGACATGGTTTTGGCGTGGCCCGTGGCAGTCTCCGACGTTCTATCGGCGTCGTCGTTTCCCGACTCCGTGGTTCCGTAAGCGTTTGCGTCAGGTCCGCTTGGAGGGCTTCGGAACGGTGGACTTTTCGATAGCTAAGGACTTCGCCGGGCTGGAAACACTAATCCGCGCTAACTGTCTAGCTAACGTGTCGGGCGGCACCTATGGCGCGGTTGACGGCACCGTTTATGGGGCCGCCGATGGGACGTTGTATGGCTCCCCTTCGGTTACACGCGCCCGCTTCTTCAGCTTGGGGGTAGCTAACGCCTTCTCCTTAGTCTTTTCGGCCACCTCCAATACCCCTGACACGGTTCTCGAATACACGATGATGCTTACCGATCGCAAGGATATGGTCACTACATGACGAGGGTCACTACATGACGACGCTTAGCTATACGGTTCCTGTCGCGGGTACGGATTTGAACAGTGTGGCCGACCCGGAGATTTCGACGGCGCTTAACTCAGTTCTAACGTGGGCGAACGGAAACGTTGATAACACCAACGTCTCGAACACCTTCGCTCAGTCGGTTGGGTCGAACACGGGGACGCAAACGGTCAAGGGCGCGACGAACATCAGCGCATCACAGTCCACTTCAAGTACAACATACGTGACGCTGGCAACGCCGGATCAGGTCACGGGGATCGTGCTGCCGACGAACGGGCTGATCGTCGTGTGGTACCAGGCGACATGGCAAGAATCGGTAGCAGGCGCAGCACGAGCAGCCATTTTCGTCGGCAGCAATCAGCTAAAAGTACCGACTGCCGCCGCGAATATCACGCAAGCAGCAGCTACCAACACCGCAACGGCTGCGCAAAACTATCCCCTTTTCTCATTTGCGGAGGGTCTAGCCTGTTCCCCGTTCGCCAGTGGTTTTGTCTATGGCGGTGATGTCACAACCGGCCAGGTCGTAGGAGGAACGATTCCGCGCGGCGCCCCTGAGAATAATCCCGTCGTGGAACTTGGCTCTAGTATTCAGTCCCTACCCAGTTCCGGGACGGGGGGATTTGCCGGTGGACCATGCTACATCTTCGCGGCAGCGGGTACGTATACCGTCAGCGTGCAGTTCAAAGCATCTTCCGGTTCGGTGACTGCCTCAAGTCGGAAGCTGTGGGTTCAGGCCCTCAGCTTCAGCTAGTTCCCTCGATAACCGGGACCAATGTTGAGCGGATCGGCAGGCGGAACGCACCAGCCGTCCGGCCTGAACGGACAGTAGTTCTGGGCGCTCTGAGTCGCCTGCGGCGAGTTGATGGGAACGCCCGCCATCGGTGGGGCGGGCGTGGGAGCCCAATGCGCAGGTTCTGGTGTGCATTGGATGAACGGAGTGGCGTGCCAAACGCCGTGCCGATCGGTGCCGGTCGTGAGGACGCATGCGTCCCGTGCTGGCCACCAATAGCGCTGATGGTAC